ATGGAGGCATCAATGGCCATTGCCAGCCTCCCCGCCGGGCTCCACGAACCGCACCACGATCTCCGAGGCCACCGGCCCACCGTCCGGGCCGGAGACTTCAGCTTTCACCTTGTCCGTGAAGATGCCCAGATGCTTACCCAGCAGTTCCAGCGCGCGGTTTGCCCCCTTGGCGTCGAACATCCACACGGCCCGGCCCTCTTCATCCGTGACCTGCTCGCCCTTGCGGTCCAGGACCGGCGCACGCTGCATGGTGCGCTCCACGACCTCCACAAGGTTCGAGAGGACATAATCCTGCGTGACCTCGACGCGCCGAGCCCGTTTGGCCTGGGCTGCGGCCACGGCTCTCTGGATTTCAACATTTTTCAACAACCGCTGACCAACGGAATAGGCCGTCCGCTCGCTGTAGCCTGCACGGATAGCAGCCTGCGTGGCGTTCAAATCCACCAGGTATTCCCGCACGAACGCGGTCTGCTTATCCGTCAGTTTTGGCATCCTTGGCCTCCTCAGCCTTCATCACCCCGGTCATCACCGGGCATTCGATTTCCTCATTTCCGCAGGCCACCCGGCATCCATTCCGGCCCAGGTACGGGCAGCCTGTGGGGCAGCAGCTCACATGGTCACACGCTGGACGCATTTCTCCCCCCGAAAAATCCCACAGTACGCCACGCGATACGTCGGCCCTGCCCTGCTGCTCCGCCCGACTCCCCGCTAGGGGCGACCACGCTCCGGCGTCGATTGCGTGGTCCATTCAAAAAGGCGACCGTTTTCCCGTTACCCCGCTGCGTGCGGGCGATCGGCGGCCGGGGGGCGTGCCGCCGCGTGGCTCTCTACAAAAAGAATTTTCCCAAAGCCGCGCCAACGGCACCGGCACCTGCCATCCAGCCAACCTGCCATGACTGCCGACGCTCCAGGATAGCGATGCGCTTCCCGTGATCGCGGAGCTGCGTCAGGATCGCATCGTCCATTCGTTGATTCAGCGCCTCAAGAAGCGCTTCGATGCGGGCCAGACGGGCCTCGTGGTTGAGGGTCGTCTCCATCAGCGCCCCCTCGATTTGTCAAAACTGCGCAACGCACCGATGCCGAGCATGCCGCAGACCAGCTCCGTCAACACATCCCCCAGAGAGGGCGGCAAAGGGCCGCCCGGAGCCCAGACAGCCATCGCCCAGATACCGAGGGGCCGGAGCAAAAACTCATAAGCCAGCCCCAGCACGCACACCCAGCCCACAGCCGGGCGCCATCCGGCCACAAACAGGGATGGATGGCGTGCCTCCTCCTGGTTGATCCGCATCTGAGCATCAGCCTGGGATTGCGCCATTTTGAGCAGCTCCATGGCTTGCTCTGCCTCCCGGCGGTCATCTCCGGTAAGGTTGTCCAGCAGACGCCCGAGGATCGCTGTCAGGCTCGCAGCGATGACAGGTGTCACAACAGTTGCTCCAGCGTTGCCGCTTCATCCTGACGGCGGTAGGCGTAATCCCGGAAACCGGTGCGCAGTTCGTGAGCGGCAGCCCCCCAGTCACCGTGGCAAAGGTAGCCCCAGGTGATGGGGTATTTCGATGTGCTTCCCAGCTGGTAATAAAGCGAGGTGATGACGGCCTGTGCCTGCCAGGGCAGGTCAGCGAACGGAAGGTGATGCGTGGCCACGTCATAGAGACCGGCAACACGCCGGATATAGTCGCCATGAACAGCGGCGTTCAGCTCCTCGCATTCGGCGACCGAAAGCATGAGCGGGCGCGCCATAAGCTGGCTGATGGCGTCTTCTTTCCGCTTCCCGAGGTAGGGGCGCAGCACGGGCAGGAGGTGGGTCGGGATCCCCATACGCTTGAGGTCGCTCTCACGCTGCTGGCCCAGGTCGAGCCCGGCGCCGATGGTAACGCCGCTCTGGCCGATGACGGGGCCGCACTCCCCGCGATCCATGCCTGCATGAAAGTTGAGGTGCTTGCACGGCACATATCCGCGCAGGGAGTTGCTCTCATGGCGGGTCAAAAAGGTGCTGATCTCGGATGTGTGGATCACGGCTACGCCTCCAGTTTTGCCGAAAGCGTAGCATGGGTCTCGGGGTCAAAGGCAAGAATGGGGAGGGGTTTCTGGCCGGTTTATTTCGCGGATCCTCACCCAGCGGCCATGCTCCCCTGCTGATACCCAGCGGATGCGGGCCCCGCATGCCGTGCATTCGCACCAGCGATTGCGGCAATGCCCCTGCTGCGTGGTGCTGATGATCCTCAGAGAGCCCTCCGCACCGCACTCGGGGCATCGCTTGAACATCTTCGGCCGGGCCATCAATCGTCCCTCCCATAGACGTGGAGCATGGCCACGGGGCGCAGCCCCACGGCATCCAGGGCCTCGTCCACGGAACTGACCACGGCCACATGCCCGCGCCAGGTCTCGTGCCACTGCTGCTCCCCGGCCGTCAGACGGCGCTTGCTGGGGCATTTGCTCCCGTCCTTGACCTCCAGCAGGTAGGTCACGCCCCGCAGCCCCACGGCCAGATCAGGGCAACCTTTGCCCACACCGGCCAGACTGCATACCGAGCAACCGGCCCGGCGCAGGGCGGCCACGATCTCCGCCTGATTGTCGTCCACTTTCGCAGCTCTGCGCATGTTCACCTCGCAAAATTTGGTTCTGGGCCGCGTTTTTCTTCCATCCCATATGACGGCCCGCATTTCAGCGTTTCGTCGGTTTTCCCCTGCATTCTGTCCTGCCCCGTGCCAAAAATCAGGGCATCTGCCGCAACAGACTCCCCACTCCCCAGCACACCGCCAGCACTGCGGCCAGCCAGCAGAGCCAGATCACCAGCCAGAATCCTTTCCCGGGCATATCTCCCCTCCCTCTCGCAAACGATACAGGCCAGCGGGCCGCCTATGGCCTCGTCCGCACACTGGCCGCAGTGGCTACAGCCCACTTTCTTGCCGTTCAAACTTCGCCGCCCATGCCCCGGCGTTCTGGTCTTCCACGAAGTCCGCAAAGGGCTTGTCGAAAACAAGGTGGGCCACACCGGTGCCGGAGCTGCGGCCCTTGGCCACGATGGCCTTGACCGGGGACTTCGACATTTTCTGGTTCGCCTGCGTGGTGTGCAGGAACATCACGATGTCGGCATCCTGTTCGATGGCGCCGGATTCACGCAGGTCGGAGAGCCGCGGCTCCCTGTCGCCTTCTTCCACGCGCCGGTTGAGCTGGGAGAGCAACAGCACGGGGCAGTCACAGTCCAGGGCGAGCTGTTTCATGCTGCGGGACATCTCCGCCACTTCGCGCTCACGGCTGGTGTTTTTCTGGTCAGGGCAAAGGAGCTGGAGATAATCCACGATGACGAGCCCCACGCCCTTCAGGCTCTTGGCCAGCCTGCGCACCTCCCGCGGGCACATGGGCGCCACGCTTTTTTCCACGATCCGCAGCTGCAGGCCGGAAAGCTCCGCCTTGCAGCGCAGCAGCTTTTCGCGCACGCCCTGGGCATTGCCGATGCCCTGACGGAAGATGCGGGAATCCACCCGGGCCTCACGGGCCATGATGCGGGACAGCAGCGTGTACTCTTTGACCTCGCGGGAAATGAACAGCACCGGCACACCGGCTCTGGCCGTCTCCACGGCCATGCAGCCGGCCAGGGCCGTTTTCCCCAGACCAGGGCGGGCGGCCAGCACGGCCAGCTCACCGGGCACCAGGCCGCCCTTGAGG